CTGCTCAACGCGCAGGCCTCGATTCGCGGCTCGTTCCGCGACAACGCCGGCCTCCGCATGCAGGCCCGCGCAAGAAAGCTCGTAGTTCCGATTGCGCTTGAACCAATAGCGATCAGGCTCCTCCGGACCGTTCTACGCCCCGGAACAAATGATAACGACGTCAACGCAATCCCCGAGACTTCAGGCGGTATCCCTGATGGTCATCTTGTACATGACTATCTAACATCGCCGACGGCTTGGTTCGTAATGACGGATCAGGAAGGCTTGCTTTACTTGCAGCGTGTAGCCTTTGAACTCGATATGCAAGTAGACTTTACTAGCGACAACTTACTAGTGAAGGGTTATGAACGCTATAGTTTCGGGTACTTCGACTTTAGAGCTATCTGGGGCTCGTTCCCGACACAGTAATACTGAGGAACGACTATGGCGCAAGCCGCTTCTACTGGCCCTCTGATCTCGCTTGGCGGGTTCGCTGGCGCGCCGAACGGCGGCCCGCCGGCCGAATACTCGAACGAGATCGGCCCCTCGATCTTCTGGCAGGGCTCCGGCCTGCTCTCGATGGCCGGGAGCGGCTCCAAGGACAAGAAGGGCGCGGGCGGTTTCCCGGCCCTGTTCATGTCCGACAGCATTCTAGCGCTCAATCAGGTCATCCAGCCCGCTGGCGTCGCTTTAACGACCGCCGGACCCGCAGTGTCGAACGTGAGCCTCCCACTCGCTACGGCCTACGCGCCCGGTATGGCGCCGGGTACGCCGACCCCCGGCGGCGCACTCGGCGTCGGCATTGAGACGGGTTTCGCCGTCGGCGCATGCGCCGCTGGCAACCCCACCATGAACATCGCCGCCAACGACAAGTGGCGCTTCTCGCCGGGTATGTTCCTGTCGATCGCGGGCGCCGGTCCTGGCGGCGCGATGACGTTCGCCCAGGTGACTGCGCTCGGCGCTCCCGGCGTTAACACCATCACCGTCTCGCCGCCGCCCTTGGCGACCGCGCCGGCCGCCGCGATCGGAACCTATTTCGGCGACCCCAGCGCTTACGCCTTCAGGCCCGCCTATTCGGCGTTCATGAACGGCGGCGCCGGCCGCTTCCTGATGCCCGATTGCGGTTGCGCGCGCGGCGTCGGCGTCGTCAGCCTCGCGGGCAGTCCGGCGGGCAACGTGCTCATCCAAGGCCTCGACATTTACATGCGGCCTCAAAGCGAGATGATCGCGTCGCTAGCTGGCGCCGGAACCGCGTATGGCCGAAAGACCTACAAAGTTTTGCTCGCGGCCATTCCGCAGTTCACCTCGGCCCTCAACTACACCGTGGTGACTTCGGACCTGATCGGCCTGCCGCTCTCGGTCCTGCCTAACCAACCGCTGCCGACCATCACCGAGGCTGGCTTGGCGCGAACTGGCGATTTTTTCCAGTATGCTGACCTCACTAGTCCGGCGACGCAGGCGACTGGTGATCCGCGCGGCGGCGTGCAGCTGTCCGCAGCCGGCCCAGGTGCCGGAACTGGAAACACTCCAACCGGCACGGATGGCTTCAGCATTGTGATGCCGCTCAATCCGGCGCAAGTTCTGTCATCGAGTCAGTTCAATCCGGGGCCGCTCTTCGGCGTGCACCCGGTCTAACGGAGATAGCCCAATGCGAGGCGAATCCGATCGTGAATGCAGGGCGTCGGGAGGCGCTCTGAAGCGGCAAGCCAGGAAGAACGTCGAGCGCGAGGCGCGCGGCGCTCAGCCGAAGAATGAACCGGACGCCACGCTCTCGCGTGGCGGTGGCCCGATCTTCAAGGCGGAAGGCGGCGCCGTCGTCGATCGCAAGGACGGCGGCATCGTGGCTCGCTTGAAGGCAGGCGGGCGGGCGAAGAAGGCCTTCGGCGGGACGATCAGCGGCGGCGGCAAGAAGCCTTCCATGGGCCGAGCCGGTCGCAAGAGCGGCGGCGGCGTCGGCGCTGATCTCCACCCGAAAACCCACGACGCGGGCTCTGGCCCGAAAGGCCGGAAGATCATGGCCGACTCAGAGAAGATTCCTTAATTCGGAGAGACGCTCGACGACGATCTTGTCGAACCGGCTATGCCCAGCCTTCCAACACCGGGCGTCTTCTCCGATAGCCGCCGAAAGGCGGCTTCTTTTTTAGGAGTGCGAAATGCGCCCGATCACCAGAACCGTAGGCCCAGGCGCAGCCGCGAACACGCCATCGGATATGATTCGCTTGGACGAGTGGGCCGACGCGCCGCTCGGCATCCAAGTGTCCGTCCAGGGCACGGTTACCTTCGCCGTCCAGCATTCCTTCGATGACCCGAATGATCTGATCTCGCCGGTCCCGGTCGCACAGATGTACTGGGGCACCGACCTAGTCCCGCTCGGGGCTGCTGGCGGGGCGGGTAACAACATCACGTTCTCGATGGCTACGGCGCCCTTGTGGATGCGGCTCGTGCTGGTCTCGGGGACGGGCTCGGCCAAGCTCGTAGTGCAGCAGTACAATGTTGTCGAAGGATGAGAGCGATCTCCGCCATCGCGACCCCGGCCAACAATACGGTTCTCGTCCGCATGGACAATTATGCGACCGCCGTGGTCGGCGCGGCGATCGTCGTCTCGGGCGGCGCCCAGTTCCTTCTCGATTACAGCTTCGATGATCCGAACGATCTCGTGAGCCCGGTGCCGATCGCGCAAATGAGCTGGCATAGGGATCTTCTGCCAGCCGCTGCGCAAATGGGGACGGCGAATGTCAGTTTTCGGATGATGGCGTGCCCGCTGTATTTCCGGCTGACCTTGGGGCTCGGCGTCGGCTCGGTGCGGGGGACGTTCCTACAGGTTGGCGAGCACAGCCACAGCAACATCAGCTCGGGCCCGTTCGCGCCGCCGAGGGTTGCCGGGGAGGGGGTGGAGGGCTCGAATTACGGGGCGATGGTGAAATGACCGAGCCGAGCAATACCAGCGGGACGTACAACTTCTTTCCCTCGCTGGGCGAGGTCGTGCTCAACGCATGTTCTCGAATACGCCTACGCGGTCCAATGCTCTTGGCAGAACATCTCCACATGGCGTGGATGGAGGCCAACCTGATGCAATCAGAGTGGTCGAATCGAGGCCCAAATTTGTGGCGGGTCCACGAACAGGTGTTCGATATCGGCCCCGATTTCGCGACCTACTCGCTCCCCTCGACGGACATCACCGTGCTCAACGTCACGATCGGCACGGGCGATCCGCCCAACGAACAGGAACTGACGATCACGCCGATGACGCGGCAGGAATACACGATGCAGCCCAACAAATACACGCAAGGGCGACCGACCTCGTTCTGGTACGACCGCACCATCTCGCCGTCGATCACCTTCTGGCCCTGGCCGAATCAGGGCTACCACTGCCACGTCTGGAGCTTCGGGCAGCAGCAGGACGCGCAGCTGCGCGGGAACATGCAGCTCGAAATTCCGTACCGCTGGCTTGACGCCGCCTGCGCTGGTCTCGCGGCGCGCCTCGCCGTTCACTACGCGCAGGATCTTGAAGTGACGCGCGCGGCGATGGCGAAGCAGGCCTACGATTACGCCGCGACCCAAGACACTGAGAGCGGATCTGTCTACCTGCTTCCGATGCTGGACGGGTATTACTCATGACCTGAGGGAGGAACGATGATGAAAAGTTGGCTTCTCGCGGCGGTTCTGTTCGCCTCACCGGCTGCGGCCGAAACGCTGCACTACACCTCGGGCGCCAACATGCCCAACGGCGTTTATGTGCCAGGGCCGATCGGCTTCAACCTCGCCGACGTCTCCAGCGTCAGCAACCTCAACCGCCTGCCGGAAGGGGTGAAGGGGATGGTCTACGTCCCCAGCAATATCGGCTGCGGCGGAGACACGAGCGCCTTCCGCGCCTTCATCGATCCTTATCGCGGCAACGCCAAGCTCTGGGGCTTCTATCTGATCGATGAGCCCTACGTGAAAGGCTATGGCAGTCGAGCGCCATGCCCGCCGGCCAATCTGCTAGCCGAGACCAAGTACATCAAACAGGTCATCCCGCACGCCCTCACTTATATGAAAATGGGCAATAGCGCGGGGCAGGCGAACCCGAACTACGACGACTACACGCCCACCAACTCAGGCGTCGATGTGTTCGGCGTCGGCTCGTATTTGTGCCGCTCCGACTTTGTCGGCAAGCCGGGGATGGACGGCGGCTGCGACTTCTCGATGATCGATCGCTATGTCGACGCGGCGGAGAAGGTCGTTCCGACCGCCAATCTCGCCCCGACCTATCAAGCCTTCGCCGGGTGGAAGACTGAGACGGCGGACGGCGTGTTCATCATGCCGACGGTGGCGCAGACGCAAAAGATCCTTGAGGCGTGGAAGCGGCGGTTGCCGAATCCGGTCATGGATCACGCCTACGCTTGGGCCTGCCAGGACCGGAGCACCGATTGCCTGTCGCGCGATACCGCGATGCAACAGGTCTACAAGGACTGGTTCGCTGGGCGCGGCATCGAGCCTGAGCCCGAGCCCGAGCCGCCCTATCCCGAGGGGCCGGAACACCCGTGCGTCCCCTGCTGCAAGTGAGGTGACCCGATGGGCTACGCAAGCCGCTCCGGCCATGCCGTCACCAATCCTCATGCGCCGAGAGCGTTTGGGGTCTGCGATCGTTGTGGCCGGTGGTGGAACTTGTATCGGCTGACCTATCAATTTGAGTGGAGCGGAACCAAGCTTCAGAACTTGCGCTTGCGCGTGTGCCTCGAATGCAAAGACAGGCCCCAGCCCCAACTCAAAGCGAAATTAGCGCCGCCTGATCCGGTGCCCGTTGCGGACCCTCGCCCGGAAAACTTCATCGCCTCGCGCTTCGATCTGTCGCCGATCTCTGGCAACCCGATAGCGACGCAAGAGCGGCCTCCGCCGCCGTTCCGCCCGCTTGTGACGGAGGGCGATCCGAAAACTCCGATAACGATCGAGTGAGCGATGAACAAGCGCGTCTTCATCCCTGATCCGAGCCAGCCGTCATCGCCGATCCCCGGCGTGCCGGGGCCTGCCCAATGGGCGCCGAGCCAAGTCCCGGTCAACCTCACGCCGATTACCGATCTGCCGCAGGGCAGTCCGCCGCTCGGCCCGGAATGGGTGCCGATCGTTCAGGGCGGGATTACGGTTAAGGTGCCGGCCAGTCAGGTCGCGGCCATAGGCGCGCTGCCGAGCCCGCTGCCGGTCGCCATGGGCGGGACCGGCAAGCCCTACGCCACCCCCCTCGCGCTTCAGCTCGGGGGCCTCACCCAGATCACCGACATGCCGCTCGGCACGAGCGGGCAGCTTCTCGTCGGCGAAAACAACGGGCCGCCCAAATGGCTGAGCCCTGGCACTCCTGGCCAGCTGCTCTCGGCGCAGGGGATCGCCAGTGATCCGAGGTGGGTCGATCCGACTTACCTTCAGGGGATGCCCGGACCTCCGGGGCCGATTGGCCCTCAGGGGCCACAGGGAAGGACAGGGGCCCTAGGGTTTCAGGGTCTGCCAGGGAACACCGGCCCGAACGGCGTGCAGGGGCCTCCGGGGCCTCCGGCTCAATTTGAGAACCTATTGGGGGCCTTCTCTAACCAGCCGACTTCGGCGCTGCCGACCGACGGCTTCATCCCGGCCAACTGGGACGGGCAGAACAACCCGCTGTCGCCGATCCAGTTCTATCCCGGCCAAGCTCTCCTCGACACGCGCACGAAGCACATTTGGGGCTACGTCAGCACCAAGTGGAACACGATCGCCTGGGTCGACATGGGCGCGGGCGGCGGGCCTCCGGGGCCGCAGGGGCCCGTCGGTCCTGCGGGGCCGGAAGGGCCGCCAGGACGGACCGCGATTATCGTCGGATCGTTCGTGAACCAGCCGACTTCGGCGCTGCCGCCTGACGGTTACATTCCAGCCGATTGGGACGCTCCCGGCAGTCCCGCCGCCGCCTATCAGATGGTCGAGGGCGAGGCGCTCGTCGACGAGAACACCGACGACGTCTGGGTCTACGCTGGCCTCGCCATCTCCGCGTCCGGCTGGGTCAATCTCGGTCAGGTTCAGGGGCCGCCCGGACCGCAAGGCGCGCAGGGCGTGCCGGGGCCGATCGGTCCAGCTCCCCCTGCGGTGTTTGCGCTGTACTATCTTGCGAGCTTCCTCGGCCAGACCGACTTCTACACGACCCAGATCGACCTGTTCGCCAATGACTGGACCCTGACTCCGGGCGAAGAGGTGAACGTCTGGCTCAATGGCGTGAAGCTGACGCCGAGCGGCGGCGGTTTCGTCGGCGACTTTTCGGTCGATTTCACGACCTCTCTCGTCACCCTGGCGCAGGCGGCGCCGGATCAATCGATCATTGAGATCGACATCGCGCCGATCGCGGAGGCGCTTCTCCCGGCCCAAGTCTACATCACCAAGCTTCAACCGATTCATCCGGACGGGGTCACGACTCAGTTTCCGCTGCTCGACTTTGCGGGCAATCCGGTCGCGCTGACCAA